AGAGAAGAAGAATTTATTAAGAAGTTGGAAGATGAAGTAAAGCAGTTCTTGAATGAAGTGGAAGTTGAATCTAATCTAATGAGGGGTGAATAAATTGGGAATCAAATGGTATATAAAAGCAGCAGTATCCGAGTATCAAGATAAAGAGGGTAAAGCTAAGAAGAAGTATCAATCAATAGGAATCATCCTAGAGACTAAGAATGGCCTCATGCTAAAGCTAGAGACTATCCCATTATTTAGTTTAAAGGATGGTTGTCTAATCGCTTATTTGAATGAACCTGAACCTGTTAAAGATGCTTTTCCTAAGAATTTAGCAGATATACCTGACGATATGCCATTTTGAGGACAACTATGCTTACAGAACGACAAAAATTACAGTTAAAAGCTGCAGCTAGACCTAGAATGATTAATGGAGTAGAAAATCCTGATTTAAGCAAACCAAATTATGCTCTTGAGGATGTTATTAATCAAATTAAACTAGAGAATAGTAGAGCATTTATGGAGGAGTACGACTTAAAGAATCGTGTATTTTTCCATAAACCTAAAAACTTAAAACCTGACGAATATTTAGCTTTTTATGAGGAGAATATATGAAACAGTACGAATTGATTGTTCAAGCATTACACAAATGGATTAGTCCTTTAGATGCACTACATAAAGCAGGGACTATGAAGTTAAGCACAAGAGTCGGTGAACTAAGAGCCAAAGGTTACATTATTGAAGATCGTTGGCACGAAAGTCGCAAGTTTAAGATGTATAAATTGGTGAAGAAACCATGAAAGTACAAATAGGTATTCACTACTATAAGCCTTATATTGAGACTGATAAGGATATGCTTAGACTTCAGACTGCACTACTATATAAGCGTGTTCCACTTTTATCAATGATTAAGGCTTGTTTTCGTGGTTGGTTATGAATTGAGTTTGGGATACTTATATGTGTCCAGCGATCAAACTCTCTGATTATTTGATCAAAGTTAAGGTCACTAGCAATAATGGCCTTAACTACTTCATCAGGAGTCATGCCAACTACTCGGATGTCACAAGCACAGCCCAGCCGATGCTGAGAAGTATCTCGAGAACCCACAGCATCATTAACCAATTTACTACGGAAAGCACTATTAATAAAAATGGGTTTGCCCAATAGCGTTCTAACTTGTTCAAGAAACTCTGCCAAGCGTGTAAGATTGCTGAGTTCAACATCGTTTGGAGTATTGTCAAATTCACGATGATCTGTATGCGTAAGTTCTTCAAGGCTAAAATGTTCACTTAGTTGCATTTCTTACCATGCCTTCCATTTCTTTAGTTTTGTCTTTACTACCTTGGCTTGAGCCAAAATAGAATGATAGCACTTGACCAGCAGCACTTGTTACAAATCCTAGTGCAAAGATAACTAGTTGTTGTTGATTATCAGGTGTATCTACAAACATCAGAACAGCGATTAACATAAATGCTAGTCCTACTACACCCAATGCTAACAAAGGCACTACAGCCTTGTCTAATGGTGTTGAATTGGCACTTGTAGCCACTTCAGCATGAGCCTTTCTAGCTGAATCTCTATCTTCTACCTCTGCCTTAAACCTATCAATATCTGCTTGTATATGGGCTAATTCACCTTTTTGAGCAAGTTCTTGTAAGTCTAACTGTGCTTTGGCCTTTTGCTCTGGATCAGGTATTACTTTGTCCAAAACTTTCATTCCCACAGAAATAATATCGTCTATTCCAAACATTATTTAGCCTTTCTAAAATGAAGTAATGCTAAGTCAAATATGATAATAGATGCACCTATGTCTTTAGTTATCCAAAGAGGAAACAAAGTATCTATAGGATATGCACCATACTCAAAATAATGTAATGAACGCATGACTTGAACCATTAGACCCATAGTCATTACAAATATACCAATCTTAGATAACATACGCATATCAGTAAAGAATCCACTAAACGCTAAGAAAGCTACTACAAAGACTGCAATTAGTTCAATTACTAGAATAGACATGAGCCAATGAATAAGTGTCATTTTTTTGCTCTTTTTTGCTTAATTTCTTCTGCTACTTCACCAATGTCCATGTGTTCACGCTTAACCATGTAATTAGATACCCAATTAATGACAGATACACTACATAGACCTAGAATCCATGCTAATCCAATTAACATATCTAGCTTATCAGTACCAATACTTAACTTGTCTGCTACTATTCCTGTAAAAGCAAAGCCTGCCATTGCACTTATTCCACCTGCTATAAATACACTTGCAACCTTACCCTTTTCTTGTAGTTTTTCAGGAGTCCAAAACATAGCTAAACTTAGACCACCAAATAAACCACCTAATGCTGGTGCTAGTTTCTCAATAAGAAAGCCTTCAGGTATCATTTAACAGTAAAGTAATGCGAGAAAAACCCTACAAAACTAGAAAGTGCTGAAACAATCATCATACCAGCCCATAATGAGCCTTTAGATCGTTCTGCCATTGCTAATAGTGTTTTTACATCTTGTCGCAATTCAGAGATTTCTTTTTCCATAGTCTCTACCTTATGCCACATAACACCAACTTTTATAGGGTCTATCTCACTCATTATTTGCTTTCTAAAGAATCCTTCAGTTTCTTAATAAAATGCTCTTTACCACCATTTAACTGTATTAATTGAAATTGCGTACTACCAATCTTTTGATCTAAATTGACACAATGAGAAAATAATTCTTGTTGTTCAGGTGTTAAATCTTCGTAATCGTAAACTACATCATCTACAGTTATTTGAGTTTTTTTCTTGTCTTGACTCATTTAATACTCCTTTTAGTTAAAAAACTTTACACAGTTGTCCAAGGTGTGCCTGTTGCACTTACAGGATTCTTTAATAACTCGATCTGTTGTGCTAATGATGCCTCTGTTGCATCTTTGTCTACAGATTCCCATACCCAGTTCAACACTTCTTCTTCAGTAACTGAAGCATAAGGTATTGTTGGTGTTTCTGTTTGCCAAGATGCTGTAGAGTAGATTGAAGTTGTGTAATCGCCATCAACCGCAATTGCAGTCCAATGTCCGACATTGATGAACCCATTTGATGTTTGATAATCAGTCTGGGTAATTTTCCATGTGTATGCAATAGTCATAATTTTCCTTTAAAAGTGACGAGCAAAATAGCCAAAATATTTATTTCTTGCTTCATGTGCAACAAGGTCTGCAAGTTCAATATCATCGTACAAACCAAAAGATTTGCTTTTTTTGTTAATAATAATTCTTACCCCCCATTTTTGACGCTGTTTATACCAAACAACATTTTTTAAACCTGAAGTATTGTTTTTAGAAATTTTAGAGTTTCTTAAGTTTTCAGTATGTGTTGCGGCTCTAAGATTTTCAATTCTATTATCTTGAGGTTTGCCATTTATATGGTCAACAATTTTTGGTAAATATCCATAATGCATCAAAAAAATTATTCTGTGTGCTTGATAGCGTATTTTGTTTATTGAAACATTTACATAAGTTCTTGCACAACTTCCAACTTGTTGATACCCATATCTTTTATTCCATTGTACATGACAACCCTCTGTCTTAAAATCAGATAATGGTCTAATTCTCCAATACAATACACCATCTTTGTATTCAAATAAATTATGAGCTTGTTCTTGAGTAATCATATTATTTAGATTCTAATGCTGTTAGTCGGGTTGTTAATGATTCTATTAATGCTTGTTGTTCTTGAATTGCTTTTACCAAAACTGGCATTAAATCTTGACGAACAGACCTGTATGGTTCTTCACCTTCAGGTGCAGGATCTCGCCATTCGTCTATTAAATCAGGGAATACTTCTTCAAGTTCTTGTGCAATAAAACCACGAACATTTTTCTTATTTGTACCTTGACCATCTTTCCAATCAAACTTACGAGGTTTGAGTGCCATGATTGCATCAATACCAACATCCAAATCAACAATGTTTTCTTTTAATCGTGCATCAGAAAGAGCACTAATTACTATTGAACGAGCAAAAACTGTTCCAGCATATCCAACATAAAACTGATACTGTGACGCAGAGGTTGAATAAACTGCCATTGTTACAGCACCATCGGATGCTGAATTTCCACTTGAAGCTATCAAAGGAATTGAAGCACCATTTCCAGCAGGTTGAAGTTGAATCCCACCATTAGCTGCACCTGATGCAGTTGCACCCACTAATACATTACCACTAGAGTCTATACGCATCCGTTCTGAACCATTAACTAAAGTAGCTAATGCGGCATTTTCTTGTTGGATAATATAAGCAATAGGAGAAGAACCTACACCTAGCCCAATTAGCAAACCATCACTAGCAGTTGTTCCTGTATCTGCTGTAGTGAATTGAGTGTATACAGATGAATCACCTACACTTCCACTACCTTTAACATTTAACCGATAAGTTGATGTAGCAGTAGTACCTATACCTACATTACCACTAGAGTCTATACGCATCCGTTCTGTTGTAGAACCATTACTTGTTGTTGTTCCAAAAAGTAAACTTCCACCATTCTCATAAGAAGAAAACTCATAATTTCCACTAGACAAACGACCAACACGACCAAATATTGTTGAACTATAAGCCATTTGAAGTTGGCATTCCCCTGCGTTTTCAATGTTTAATTTGGTTGCAGGACTACTAGTACCTATACCTACATTAACTCCACTTGCTGTGTATAAAGTTGTGCTATTTAAAGTTAGTTTTGCTGTGCCACCAATATACCAATTTTGAGCAGTATCTTGTGCAACATAAGCATCTAGCAAAGTACCTGCTGTAGATGAGCCTGCACCACCTGTCCCAACTTTTATATAAACAGAACCTAATTTTCCACTTCCATTACCTATTGCTCTACCTGCTGACAAATATAAATCACCGCCATACTCATTACTACCACTTGTGGGTGACCAAGCAGAAAGAGTTAAATCTTTACTTGTTAAACCACCTGCTGTAGCCGTTGTTCCTCCAAGCGTTGCTGTGGATTGACCATTGCCAACATAAACAGCGCCTACTGCTTGGAAACTACTTCCATTCCAAGTTAAATTAGCACTATCACTCAATAATCCACTAGCACCAGCGTATGTTACTCGACCACTTGTTAATCCTGCGTTTGTAATTGATGTTGATGCGTTTATCGTAGTAAATGCACCTGTACTCGCTGTTGTAGCACCTACTGTGCCATTTAATGCACCAGCAAATTTAGTAGCTGTTACTGTTGTGCCATCCCAAGTAAAACTTGATGAGCCACCTAATGAGCCACTATTATTAAATTGTACTTGTGTGTTAGAACCACCTATTGAGCCTGTGCTTTTAGTAGCTAATACTTGAACTACTCCACTAGAATCTTCGTAATATAACTTACCATCGTTTGTGTTTATAGCAAGTTCGCCAGGGACAAGATTAGCTGCTGTAGGAACTGCACTAGCAGTCGTAGAATAATACAAAGATATGGGCGTAAAATTTGTGGCGGCCATGATTAAATCCTTCTTTCTAATTGATTAAGTTTGCGTTGTTCCCAAACTTTTTTGGTTGCTAATGATAATTTTAGTCTAGTTTCTAAAGATGGTGAACCTTGTTTTTTACCAATATGTGCTGCAGATATTTTCTTTTTTGATTCTTCCGTATGTGGTCTACCAAGCTGACCAGTTAAAGATTTGCTTATTTTTTTGCAAGTTTCTTCATTTCTTTGTTTACCTAACCAATATCTAGTTGGATTTGCTTGCTTGGTTGCAGATATTCTTTGTTTTGTTTCTTTACTATGAGATTTACCATAAAAGTGATTGTTTTCACCTAAATGTGCATCTTTCATCTTTTGTTTGGTTTTATCAGAATGAATAGTTCCACGCTTTGCATCACCATTACGCTTTTTTTGTTCTTCAGTATGTCTATAACCTGTTAATCCATCGCCACCATCAGTTAAGTTGTAACCATTAGGCACTTTTGTTTGATATTGAACAATTAATTGCTTTTCTAACTCTTTTAAATCAGATATTGTTTTAGCAGATGCTACAACTTGTATTTCAAACGCATCTATACCATACTTATTTATGGCTTTATTTAGTAACTGACCACAACTATTGCCTACATAACAATGCTCGTACCATCTTCTAGCAATTTTGCGTGTAGTAATACCTACATACGACTTACCATTTTGTTTATTGGTAATTATGTAGGATTGCATTAGAATGATCCTCCAAAGATGCCTGTTACGGCTGTTATAGTTCCTGCATTTGTTATGTTATTTCCACCCATTGCAAGGCTTCCTGTCATTGGTGTTTGACCATCACTTGCTACTGATCCTGTCAAAGCACTTGCAATATCGTTTAATGTCGTATTTGCCCATGTACTTGATATTGTAGTACCTGTTACTACAGGATTGCCTGCTGGTAAGCTATATGTCCCACTTCCGTTGCGACTCATGGTTGTTCCTTCCTTAATTGTTCAGCTAACTTCTTAGGGTCAAAATTAACTGCTTCTTGTACCTGTTTCTTTAAAGCCTTTTCTTTAGCACTTGATACTGCATAATTTGAAGCACGACCAACTAAAGGTATCTCTTTTGTAAACTTGGCTATTGCATCTAAACCTCTTATCATTGCACTTGAAGTATTAGAGGTATTTACAGCACCTTTTAATGGTGAATTAGTCATCATTGTTGTTTCTAATAGGTTGCGTATTTCTTCTGCACCTTTTTTACCAAATATGTAGTCTAACTTACCATCTTGATCTAATGTTCTAACAATCGAATTAAACTTAGCTGGGCTTACAACAGGTGAACCACTAGCATTTCTTTCTACATTAGAAGTAACCAAGTCTTTCATGTGTTGTATTGTTTGACCTTGTAATTCTTTAAACGCTTGTTGTCCTTCTGGCCCTGCTTTTTTAAGTGTTCTTCCTACTGCCATTACATCAGCTAAAGAACCTTTCAGTATTGCATGATCAAATATATCTTCTAATGCAACAGCACGATCAGTAGTGCCTGTTTTTTTACTTAATAATTTGTCTACATAACCAACATTTTCAAAGTCTCTAGCATATTTAGATCGTAATCCTCTAGCTTCTTTGTATAAATCACCACCTTGATTATCTAAAGTGCTATCTATAACTTTTTTAATATCTTTACCATACATCATGTTTGTGTTTGTTGTAGATGATGCTCTACCTATCATTTTACGCACTTCTTCTAAATCATTAATAGATAATTGACCATCTTTTGCTAAAGAATCTAACTTCATCTTCACAGTTGTGATAATAGGTGCGTTTAAAGCCTCTGCCTCTAATCCATTAACAAATTCTTTAACAGGGTTTACATCAACTAATTGACTTGTTTCACCAGCTTCTTTTGCTTTATCATAAGCGTTTTGAATGTCTGCTTTAGCCTTGTTAGAACTGTTTACAAGGGCTTTATCCACAACTCGACCTGTTTCTATTAACCCATATTTTTCTTTGCCTGTAGCATCTATATACTCGTCAAAGTTCTGTAATATGCGTTCATTCTGCTCAAGTTTCTTTTGTAATAAGGGTCTACCAATATCAGGGAAATTCTTAACTGTTTCTGCCTCAAATGCTTGTTGTCCTAAGTCTCTAGTAACATCACCTTTAGTTGTGGGTACAGGAACTCTTAGATTTTGTGCTAATTCTGCTCTTTGTATTGCTTTAGGCACTTCAGCAGCACCAACTCCACTCATGGTAGATGTAGGTTGCCCTCTTAATGTTTGTGCTAAACGCTGTGCTTGAGACTCTACACCCATCTGTGTAGGTGCTTGAAGTAACTTTCCACCTTTAGCTATGCTTTGCAGTAATCCACCACCTAAATACGGAGGTAATCCCTCTACTGCTTTACCCATTGAGCTTAGAATGTCTTGAGAAACAGGTGATTGTGGTTTATACGCATACTTTCCAGCAAATTCTAATGGTTTTTGTGGGTTTACAAATGGGCTAGGTAAAGCTAACGCTGCACCACTTGCCAAGGTTGCAGGCACTTCTACAATAGGTGAAATGTAATCCATTAACTTTCTAGACTTTTCAGGTTCAGGTAACATAATGCGTTCACCTTCGCCTACAGGTACACCTAATTTGTTTGTTGGTCTGTCTAAAACAAAACCTTTAGGCAAGTTCTGATCTAATGTAAACCCTTCAGGTAGATTCATTATTGACCTCCCATTGGCTTCCATGTCTTACCACCATCAGTAGACATTATTTTTTGACCAGTTTCTTGATTTGTTGCAGTTAAAGGTGCTTTATTTGTTTCTGTTTGCATAGATTTTATATCTTTAGCACCTGGGCCTGCTTGTCTTTCAATAGCTTTAATTGCTAATCTTCTAGCATCTGCTTTTTGATCTATAACTGCCTTTGAATCACCAAGTTTAGGAAAATATTTATTATCTTCTGTAGCATATTCATCTTTACCAATTGCTGCACCTGATTCTTTACGCAATACAGCAGTAATAAAATTAGTTTTAGCTTGTATGAGTTGTTGTTCTTCAGGAGTTTGTCCACCTAATGCACCTGGCAATATATTAACTGCTGATCCTAATGCACCCCCCACTAGAGGTACATTACGCAATCCTGATGCAACAGCAGGAGTATTTACACCTTTTGCAGCCAAATCCTCAATTATTCTATTAGAATCTGCCATTCTCATGCCAAATGCAGTTGCATTACCTTGAGACTCATTTAAATTACCTTTTGAGCCTAACATGGGTTCTCCAGTTGATGATTTAACTGGTGATATTTGATTAGTATTAGGGTTAAAAGTTACAAAACCTTCAGGAGTATCTACAAGTTGATTGGCTTTAGGCTCATATTCTTTTGGTGCTTTAAAGATAATTTTACCTTCAGGACTTAATAAATAATTTCCAACAGGTATTGGCTTATCTTTACCTTGAAAAACAACAGTACCATCAGCTTTTACTAAATTATTATTAACTGAATACAATTTTTCTTCTTTAGGTGTGCCTCTAGCTATTACTTTGCCTGCACGATTAACTGCTGTTGCACCTTCAGGTAGTATTAATGGGGTATCTTCTTTGAACATATTTGACATTAGTTGAGGTGCTAGTGTTTGCCCTATTGAACCTTGCGATCCTAATGCTTTCATTAATGCACCTAGCTTATCAGGTGCTACGGCTGCTTTAGGTGCTACATAGTCACCCATAGGTTCTTCTAATGAGCCTATCGCTTGATTAGTGCCTCCTAATGGAAGATTCCCAACTACACCCTCTTGTCCCATCATTGTGCTTAGAATATCTTTACCTTCGGTTAAATTCTGTTCACGCAACTTTTGAGCTAATTTGCCTGCTTGAGATTCGTAGTTTTCCCCTGCTTTTCTACCCATATAAGCATTAGCTAAAGGTGCTAACTGTTGTATTATGCTAGGTGCAACATAACGACCACTTACCATTTGTCCTTGTGGTTGTTCTAATGCCCTTGATTGCAATAAATCTGCAAGTTTCTTCTGTCTTTCAAGAGCCAATATCTCAGGTGCATTTTGATCAAGATAGGGAGATTGTGCCATTATGCTGTCCTCAATAAATTTGCTAGTGCGTTTGTATCTTGCACAGGTTGATTCTGTTGTCCAAAGTTAAATGGATTCTGTTGTTTATAAATAGATGGAATCATTGTCTGAGGCATTTGTGTGCCTCTTAACATATTTGCCATGTTTGCTTGTTGCTGAGTATTTTGTGCATTTTGTAATGATGTTAGTTGTGGCATCTTTAATGCTTGTGCTGCTCTTTGTTGTGGAGTCAGTAAATTTTTTAATGTATTAGCTGTTTTTAATGTTTTAAATACATCTTTAAGGGTTGGATTAAGTGAGTCTGCTAGACTTCCTGTTGGGTCTAATTCAGGTGATACATTTTCTATAGGTGTGTCAGGACTAAAGTCGTATACTGGTGCTGGCTCAAAAGGAGTCTGGTAGCTTGTAGGGTCAAGTTCAGGTGAGACTTGTTCTACAGGAACTTCAGGACTAAAATCATATGTAGGTGTTGGGTTAAATGGTGCAAAACTACCTGTAGAATCATACTCAGGAGATACATTTTGTATAGGTACTTCAGGACTAAAATCATAAGTAGGTGAACTTGCTTCATTTAATAAAGTAGTTCCTATTACATCTGCACCTACAGTTTCACTAGCTAATGTTGGTAATCCTGTCTCTGTTACACCTGTGAATCCTTCTGCACCTGTAGCACCAGCAATTTCACCACCTACTGCTTGAGTTACATAAGAAATAGCTGCCGATTTTAATACATCTTCTGGACTACCTCCTGCTATAGCTGTGTCTACTCCTGAAATTACAGGAATTAAGTAAGGTGCATAAACAGCAGCCGCTAACATGGCAGCAGTTTTTATAGGGTCTGCAGCCATTGGGTCAAGTATAGGATTTACAACATTAGTTAAAAATCCACCAATGCCACCTCCACCTTCTTGCATCTTTTCTCTTTGGTAGTTTTCATTAGCAATATATTGCTTAACTTCTTCTACAGGAGGTGCAACAGGTTTTTTTTCCCAAGTGTAATTGTAGCCTCTAGCAATAGGTGCTTCATACCAAGGTATAACAGCACCTCCGTAATCATACCCAGCCATTGTTATCTCCTACCATGATTTGACTAGCTTTCACCTAGAATCCCAAGAAATCTTCATAACCAGCAAACGGATATTGTGAACCAGTAAATATTCCTTCTAAAGGATCGGTAAGCATACCACCTGTACCTGAGCCATATACTGTGTTATCTAAACCAATTGACTTTAAGAAGTCTGCATCACCTGTAATTGCAGGCCCTGTACCAAATAATGAGTTCCATAAACTTGTGTTACCTAAAGCCTCTAATCCTTTAGAACCTAGTCCATATAATCCACCTAATGCACTATTTGGGCCTGTTCCACCTAATATTGCACTTGAGCCTAAACCTGCTAGCCCACCTAAAAGTGATGATCTCTGTGCTGCTTCAGCGTTTTGTCTTGCAATATCTGTAGCGTTTTGACTTGTATATGCACTTAGATAATCAGGCCCTGCTACTACTGCTTGGTTATAAGGAGTTACATAGCCTGGAGTTGCTAGATTACGAATATTCGCTGCAGTTGTATTCTGTAGTCCTTGTGCTTGTAAACCTGTTTGCATACCACCAACAATAGCACTTGTTAAAGCATCATTTTGAGTTTGACCTAACAATGTTTTAGCACGATTGTAAGCCTCAGAACCAGGCATAATGCCTTGATTAGCTAACTGTGCATCAAGAGCCTCTCTTGCTTGAGATTGTTGTGGTGCTAATCTTTGCATGATTGCATTGGAATAAGTATCGCCAGGGTTAATTCCATACATCGGATTTGCTTGTGATGCCTGTAAACCAGCTAGTGAACTTTGAGTTAGATTTTGTAACTCAGGGCTTAACTGTTGATTAGCACTCCAAATAGGATTACCTTGAGCATCTGTACCTGTTTGTTGATACTGTAGACTTCCGTAAGGTGTTTGTTGATTGATACGATTCGCTGCAGTTGCTTGTAATGCACCAGCAATATTACCTTGAGCATTAGCTTGTGCAGCTTGTACAAAAGGATTGGTAGAAGTAAATTGACCTGTCTGTGCTTGTCCAAAAGGTGTTTGACCCATGAAATTAGGTTGCACAGATTGAGTATTTACAGGTTGTCCTTGCATTGGTTGCATTGGTTGTGCTTGCATTGCTCTAGGTTGTTGCATTGCACCTTGATTCATAAAAGGACTAGGAACACCAAATTCTTCTTGAATATTTGGTTGTTGTCCTGTAAATTCACCTAATTGATTGTATCCTTGAGGAGGTGTAAAACTTGTTTCTTGAGACAAACCATCACTCATTCGAGTAGGTTGTTGTCCCATGAAATTACCAAATTGATTGTAGCCCTCAGGTTGTTGTCCTAACGAAGAACCTTGCATATAATTTTGATAGGCTTGTCCTGTCAAAGGGTTGCCTTGTGCATCTAAAGATGATAAGTCAGGCAACATAGGCATACCAGTTCCATCAAAATTTATAGCTAATGGTTGTACTTGTTGAGGTTGTTGTCCTAACCCCATTAACCCTTGATTTGGCTGTTGCTGATCAAATAAACCCATAACTCTCTCCTGTTAAAAGAAACCAAGTTATCGGTTTTAACGATTATACTCGATTTTCTTAAAAAACTATATAACTCCACCAGCTTCCATTACGAAATCGGTAGATGTCCAATGCACTTCAATTCCTTGACTTGCAATACTTAAATTTAAACCTGCACAGTAACCTATACCTGTTACTCCTTGCCAATCTTTATTAATTGTCAATGTTCCACCCCATGTTGCTTGATCCCATAACGCTGTATCCCACTTACCTATCGAATAAGCACCAGGGTTAAACTGTACTGCACCTAGATTATTCTGTTCTTGAAAGTCTGTCGATACATTGCATAAAACAGTCGGTACACCATTATCTGTCAATAGCATAGGTCTTACCATTGTGAATCTTTTTTGTTGCCCTCTAGTCTCGAAATAGCTATATGCTTGTTGAACTTGACCTGTTATGTTGTTGCCATTATCTGCGTTTGTATCCCAAAACTTACCAACATAGCCATCTCCACCAAAGTACATCTCACTAGAACTCATCTGAAAAGTATAAGCCTCAATACCTGTAAATTGTCCCCATGACTTTGTAATGGTGTGCATGACATATTGTTGCATCCCAACATCTGTAGGAATGTTCAAAATAAGCATATTCTCACCAGCGTAATACGAAATCTGCCAATTAGGTAAACTTGAGAAATTACTAGCTGCTTGACTTACAGCATAATAAATCTTATCTGTTAGATTAACTCTAGGGTCAAGTCGTGATGACTGTAAAGCACTAGCAAGTGGTACAAGTCCATCTTGAGTTAGTAATAAAACATCACCACCCCACTTAAAAAAGCATCTTCTAGTAAAAGTTTGTCCTAATTGCCATACTCCTTTTAATGCCCATGTCGCTACATTACTAGGATCAGTACCTAAAAATACGATTGTTTCGCCATTAGATGTGACAAATACTGCATAATCGTCTGCACCCTCACCTGCGTCTATTGTCCATGTTGCCATTGCTTGTAAATAGCCACCATTTCTTGCAATACTACCGAAATCTAACTGACTTGCTAATCCACCTATGCTTTGAACAGGCATATACCAATTATTTAGCGTGTCTTTTTGCGTGAAATACAGTCTGTTTTTAAAGAGATTAACTCCAATAAATGTATTTGAATTGACTCCTGTAATCCCTAAGACTGTGTATGTTCCTACTACTGTTGCATCAGCAGCAGGGGTACTCGCCATCGTATAAGTAAATGTTGTTACACCTGTAACTGTAATTCTGTAATTCCCGTTATATTCGCTACTTGTTGCACCTGAAATTGTGACTTGATTACCTGTTATTAACCCATGATTGGCTGCTGTCGTAAGCGTAGCTGTAGTTCCACTTCTTGTTATTGAGGATATAGTCTGTGCAGTTGATGTTGTAGCTACATAAGACCAAAATGTTCCGTTATATACTAGGACTGGGTCTGCACCATTACAAGCTACTAGAAAACTACCACCAGAGTTAGTTAAAGATACATACTGAAATCTATTATTCGTTAATCCTGTAAATACGCTTGTTGCTGTACTTGTTGATGCGTCATAAATAACTGAAGTACCTACTGCAAACAGTTTATTACCTGTAGGACTTGAGTAATTCATCAAAGTATTAACTTTACCTGATATACCTATTGAGTACTTTGTGTAGCCTTTCCTAAAAGTAATGTCTGTAGGTGTAGGAAACCAGTTATTCATGGTTACAGCATCCATTGCATCCATATTAGCTAATGAATCTCTAGCGTTCCAACCCCCAATAGGTGATGGAATACTAGCAGTCTTAGCCCTAAACTTTTGTGGAATCATGAGCCATATCCAGTATCAGGAATGTTTGCATATCCTATCAATACCTTGCTTGGATAAGGTGCAAAACTCAATGTAGCACTACCCTTATCGTTTGCTTTAGCTACACTCAAGTACCTTTCGTAATCTTGTTGTAGGCTTGTAGTATCAAAGTTTTTAATTTGGAAGAACTTGAGTTTAGTAGCAAGCACCATGATTGTATCGTCAAGGAAAGTCGTGTCAGTATCAGCAGTAAAGCTGTTTTTAACAGTTCCAGTTGAACTTTCAGCCCACCCTTTTGATCTGTATTCATATCCTAGATACTCCTGTGTGTTCATTAATGGCCAAATATGAAAATATTCGCCATAGATTCGCCATCTTACTCGTGGGCCTGTCGAAATATAACCCGATTTAAGCCATTGCCATTGTTGTGCATCCTCTGGCCCGAGCATTTCCCAATGTTTTGTCTTATCCCAATGAGTTCTATCAGTAATAGTCTCGTAATCACTTGGTAAATCATATTCCATCTGACCAAATGTAAGTGCTATACCGACATTAGTTGCTTGTAATGGTTGATTAAGAGTAACAGTAGAGCCAGACACAGAAACAATAGAACAATCTTGTGGTATTCCTGTGCCAGTTACTTGCCATTTAGAGTTTAAACCTGCTGTATTTGCTACATTTAACAGATTGTAAGAACCATTTACACCATCGCCAGTCGTACTAATAGCTTGTGTGTAGAAACGATACTCCTTTTGCAATGCTCGCCAATCGTATTCTTTAATCAGGTTATAACCAGCACGATTCATTAAAGCTAATAACTGAATTACATCTTGCTGAGTATTGCCTGCGACATAAGTTGGTGCAACTAGACCTAGTTCACTAGATGTTTGTTGCATGAGTTCGAGCATTGTCGATGACATATTATTCCTCTACTTTTGGTTTCCTACCTCTTTTTTGACCAACGGCTGCAAGTAGAGATGTCATCTGAGATTCAAACTTAGTTTGCATCTCCAACATCTTTGCATCTGTTTCTTGCCTTATTTTAGCATTTTCTTCTTTAAGTTTGTTTATTTCTTCTTCTCTTTGTGCTACATCTGCACCCTCTTTAGCCATTTTCAAGAAAGCCTTAGCTTTATCCCTAAAAGTATGTGGTGACATTCCTGCCAACATTCCTAGCTTTTGGATGCTTTGATCAGTTGCCATTGCAATAGACTCGACTGTGTGGAACTTAATTCCTCGCAATTCTTCAGCTTGTGTTGAAGTAATCAAAGGCCATTCTTTTAGTGAAGTCCCTGAGTAACTTGCATCATCGCCTATGCGATTCATAAAATTAGCCCATTGTATTGGAAACCTATTTTTATCTGACTCGTAAACTTGACGATCTATCTCTGATAGAGAATCGCCTGGTACTACTATCTTAATAAAGACCTTTTCTTCAAAGATTGGTCTACCTTCTTCTAATGTCCTATCAGCGTTTTGAACTTCTCGCTTTTCAAACTTTACTGCTAATCGTGAATCTGCGTTGTGAATATCTGAATCAATCATTTAAAACTCCCAAGTATTTAGGTTTTTAAAAAAAGAAAGGTTGCCATCTCTGACAACCCTTCGACTTACTTACACAGATGCTTTGCTAAACCAGCCATAGTCACCTGATGCCATTGCAGTTGCTGGACTTAGATAAGTACCACCACTTGCTGTAGCTACAAAAGTTGATGCGTTTACTGTGCAAGTAGCTAGTGATGCTGTGATAGCTGCACCAGCTTGTGCAAATACATAACGCAAACCATCTGAACCAAAAGTTTGCAACCCTAACGGCCCTTGTGTAGGAACTTCAGTCCCTGCACTATTGTCGTTGTAGTTAGAAATGTTGGTTAAATCAATCCCTGCAATAGGGAGAACTGAATAAGCCATGATTATTTTCCTTTCTTAAGCAATTAACTTGCCCTGTAAAAATTGGTTAGAACAAGTGAGATTACCAGCCCATCCATACAACTTAACAATAGCGTCTTGGTTGATCGCTTGTCTTTCGCCACCGATAGGAACAAAATTGCGTTCTTTGTGTGGGCGTAAGAAAATGTAATCAGTATTCAAGAAGAACATTGTGTTAGTTGTAGCTTGTGAGCCTACACCACCACCTAGAACCACATCGGCACTTGTACCACCACCATAGAACTTGAGGGATGCAAAACCTGATGCACCTGATTCCTCAGAAGTAATACGCTGAATAGCTTGTAGTGCTTGAACATAGAAAGAGTAGTAGTTGTTATCAGCAACGATTAAGTCAGCTTTGTCTGTTCCACGAACTAATTGAATAGCTGTAGAAGTCATCTTAGCCAAGATAGTTGTTGCACTAACTGCTACACCACCAGTAGTAACGATTGGTCTCCAGAATGACCAATTGGCACGATTAATACCACCATAAGTACCAGTAGCAGCATTATCAGGGATAGCTGCAGCCAAACCTGTAATGTTCTTACCACCATTACCTGTTCCATCAAGATACAAGTCACCAGAGATTCGGTTTAGTAATCGAGCCTCAGATACTTGCATACGACCATCTAATAAGTCGATAATCGCCTCTTTAGAACTGTTTTGCAACATTTCTAGACCACTCATTGTTACGCTATCAGCGTACTGAGTAATTGAATACTGAGCAGCACTAATAGGGCTATCAGGGGAAATATTTAATACTTCGTATCCCGAATAGCTGTTAGCGTTATTTGTTGCATTCTGTTACTTCAGCTTTCGCTTACTGACCATTTCTGGCGGTTCAAGTTCTTCGACTTAAACTCTAGGACTTCTGCTAACTTAAGTTATATCCTAGTTCAGACTATCGCACCACCTTTTCAGGTGTTTTCTCACTTAGTCGTTCAGGCTGCTTTCGCTTGCCCCCTGTCGCCTACTTCTAGGCTTCCAAGTCAATCAGAGAAAATTATTCAATTTGCGTTTTAATGCAAAAGGCCACCAGCAATTAATGGATCATTATACATAATCTCCTGAAGGATAACATTCCCCCCTGAGAAAGGCTTGATGTTACCTTTTTGGTCAAGTCTTTGTAGTATTGCATTGTTTTGTGTTAAGTTATCTGCCAACTCACCACTACGACTTTGAATAGTCGTTGCGATAATATCGGTGATAGCACTATTAGCGAAAGCCATAATAATATCCTTTTTAGTTTAGTTAAACCCGACCACCCATAGATTGATTTAATTGTTCCTCAATCACAGATCGTCTATCCTTTTTATCAACTGTTGTACTTAATCCACTAGGTGTAACGGATCGAGGACTTAATGCAGTCGATTTTGCTTTAGCTACTCGTTGTGCTTGGCTTTGTGTAGAACCTTGTTTGAGGAGTCGTTCTCTCTCAAGTTCCCATACATCGTCTTGTAAACGCACAGCTTTTGCATAAGCACCTTCAAGGTCTTGGGCATAACCTT